GTAAGATAGTGCAGCGTCTTCAGCAGATTCTTTGCTTCAACAAGAATAGAGTCCTTGTCATTCTGCGCACCGTTGCCTCTGCTCTTGATTCTGTATTCACGCTTGCCCTGCTTCTTACGCTCTGGGTGACTATATCTGTCCGACTGCTCTTCGTAGGCTTCCTGGAGATATGCGTCGTAATTGAAATCGGATTGATTATTCACGTTATTACTGATAGTCCTTTATTGTTCAAAAGAAAGCCGCGCCCGTCGGAGCGGGTGCGGCAGTGGTTCGTCGGACGAACCGACGAACCTAAGATTAGATGTCTAAAAGCATGACCGCCTGCACGCGAAGCCTGCTGTGCACGCCGTTGTAGTTGAGAAAGCCGTAGCCGCCGAAATTCCTGGCGCCGCCCACGCCGGACCTCTCAGCGAACCAACGGTGCGCGCCGTTATTGATAGCCGTTGTCCCCATCTTTGTAATCGAAGGAGAAAGAATGGCGAGTGTTTCATCATTCATCAACTCGCAACCCTCCAGACAACCTGGCAGGAACCACATGCCGCCTCTCAACAACTCGTTGGCGTAACTGAGAATGTAAGCCTTGTTCATGGCAGGGAACTTCACCTTTGTGCCGCCAGTCTTGGTGGGTGCTATCATCGGGCCGTACTTCTTGGTAAGCTCTGCACCACCGGGCAATGCAAACGAGCCGTACTTTTGCGGGTACATCACGCCGAGGCCATAGTGCAGGTAGTTGTCGTAGGTACCGAACTTAGCGCGGATGTCGGCACAATACTGATAGCCTTCTGCTGTCGGGTCTTCAAAGCATGACGGGCGAACAGGTGCATCGTTACCGTTCTTCACGACTGGCTCCATCGAAGCTGGGATGCGTCCGTTGCTGGTAGCCCATGCGCGAGTGCGAGCGCGGTTCATCACTCCCCAATAATTCGTATAACCGCCGTCGTTCTTCCAGTACACGTCACTGGCGGGCATATCACCCCACACGCTCAAAGCGATGGTACAGCCTGTTGCGCTGACAATATAGAATCGGTAGTCCACGCACTCATCACACTGAATGATGATCTGCGTACCGTCTGAGTCAACCTTATTGCCGTCAGCGTCGGCAAGGTATGCCCACCATGCCTTGGTATCGCCAACCTCGGTTGCCTTTGCAGCCACGGCAGCGGAAATCTCTGCCGCGCTGGTAGCGTCGATAGCGGTAGATGTCAATGTCACATCCACAGTAGTGTCAACGGCATAGTCGGGCGACATACGCAACTTGATAGCCAACGTAGTGCTGCTGATGGCGGTGATGGCATACTGACATACGTCCAGATACTTCTCGTCAGTACCCGTCTTGTCGATGATCAGCACCTTGCGGCCCTTACGTGCAACTATATAGCCCACATGCGTCCAAACACTTGGTATGATAGCCTTCTGAATCCACGAGCCAGCCTTCATGAATCGGATGGCGTTGCTTTCGTCGAGCATTACCAAATCGCCTGGTGCAGGCTCAGTGGTGATGACGTTTACACCATCCACGATGATTTCTCGCGTGGTCTCTATCATCGAAACCTGACTCTCGATGGTCGGCTTCACAGCGGCATCGTAAGCCGCTTTGTTTGCATAACTTTTGATAGCCATATCTTTACGTTTTTATTAGTTCAACAATACCCAGTTGGCCGTCGAGTTGGTGACGGCAAACGCCTCATAACACTTGTTATTGGTCGTGTCGTGGTAACGCTGCCCGACGAATCGTGGTACAATACTCGGCGCACCGGTACCCTCTACCACCAGCGGATAGCCGCAAATCTTAGGCCAGTCCTCGAAGTCGATACTCTTTGCCTTGCACTCTCCGAGGTTCTGAAGCTGTTCGGTGTGGCCTGCTACGGCTGCTGTCAAGACAGCAATGGCCTGTGCCACCACGTTCTGTCCTGGCATAGACAGGAAGTTCGACACGATGTTCTTGAAGATGCCCCAACCGACGGCAAGGCATACACCTCCATCCACGGTAGCAGTGAGTCCAGAGATGACCACCGTCATAGCCTGCGGACAGAGATATACATAATATCCCGTCGAAGGCATAACTGCCGCACTCTGCTTGATCAGTGGCTCATAATAACTCTCCGTTACCTCGTGCGTTGCTGGTAGCGTCTGGTAGGTCTCTCCACCTCGCGTCCATCCAGTCAGTACGGGAGTCTCGCCGCTGGTGTCGTACACGGCAGTATATACCAGCGTTTGATCGTAGTCGGCAGTTGCCGTGTTGTAGAGTTCAGGATTCTCCTGCTGATAGGTGTACGTGTAGTTGATGACCTTCTGATATGTGCGAGTAACTACACGAGCCGCTACGCTAACATCAGCGGGCACAGCCTGCGCACTTGGCACCAAAAGAATGTCGCCAGCCAACAGTTCGATGCTGTTGCTGATGCCATAGCCAGTAGCACTCACCTCTGCGCCTGCCACGCTAACATACTTGCCAGCCGTGGCTTGCGAGAGAGTGATTTCTCGCTTGGTGTCATACTTTCCGAAGCTCTGCTCCATGAATTCCACACGATTGTTAATCGGATTAACGGCTGCATCTAACTGTGCTTGTGTTACTTCACCAGGCTCACCTTTTTGACCCTGAGGTATCGTAAAATCTAATACTGCTGCATGAGAAGTGCCTATATTTTCAACACTTGCTGGCGTCCCAGGCTGACCTGTCGTGACATCACCAACAATGATGGTAGCCGCTTCACCTGGAACACCTTGTTCTCCAACAGGTCCTTGCGGACCAACAGAGCCTTGTGGTCCGACGGGGCCTTGTGGACCTACAGGACCCTGAGGACCCACAGGGCCTTGCGGACCTGTTAGACCCTCCAGTTGCTCAGGTGTAAAATCATCGTAGGTAAAAGGATTTCCCTTGTCTCCTTTGTCGCCCTTTTCGCCCTTTTCTGCAACTAGGAACCAGTTAATGCCGATGCCAGTCTGCGGATTGACATCGGTCAGCGGGTCTACACCACTGTTGTCTTTAATCGATAGATATGCCTGCCCGTTGCGACGTACAATGGTCAGCTTCTCATAGGCTGTCCCAGCATTCCATACACCGCCGTTGGTAACGGCAATTTTTCCATAATCTTTTTCCATATACGTTATCTTTTTATCATTAAACTCTTAGTAATTCACCACCAGATGACCATCCGAATTGACATTCATATAATCAATGCCTGGGTTGCTCACGAGGTGCATGTCTTCAGTCACGTCGAACACGGGGTAGATGGTGTCGCCAACTGGTCCCTGTGGGCCTTGTGGACCCTGCTCACCCTGTGGACCTTGCACGTTGCTCGAAGTGCTTTCTCCGTTGCGGTTAGTGACGGTCAGGATAGTTCCGTTCAGTTGGGCGTTCACTTTCTCAGCACCATCGGTTGCATCTTCGGATTCCTGTTGCATCGTGTCGAAGTTCCGCTCCATTTGTGCGAATTTTCGCTCGCGCTCCAGTTCGTTCTCGATACGCTGGGCCTCGTTAACATAGGCAGGCAGGGAGAACTCAATCTCTGGGGCAGTCTCGCCTGTGAAGTCGAGCATCACCTGGTACGTCTGCCCGTCAATCTCGGTGGTGATACTGGCGGGGTTGATGACTTCATCCTCGGTGTCGTTTGGGAAGTCGTCAACCGTGAAATGGTAGGCGATTTGAAACTTCAGGTCGCCGATGGGCAGGTGGTGATCATCGAATTGCACCAGCAGCTTCGTCGGTTCGCTGGGATCGTAGGCACAATGGGTGTAGGTCTCGCCGTCCCAGCCGACAAAGAAAGCCTGCGAGGGCGCACCCGTCCAAAACTTGATGCAGAAGGGAGTCATCCATCCGGCATCGCTATTCAAAGTCAGAATGAAGTCTGACTTGTAATTGATTCTAAAGATTTTTGCAGCCATATTGATTTTGATTTTGTCCATTAGTATAAGGTGATGTCAGCCGCATGTAGGGTTTAATTAGCAGGTCGAAGGTGTACGGCACCATATACATCTGTTGCGGTGATACCGGCGACCGATGCTGATAGGACAAGTCCACCAACATCAGCGAGGCTTGAACGATTGGCGCAGGGACGCGTCCGTACACCTCCATTACATCAGTATAACTACGGTTCATCGCATTCAATACCGTTTCCTCTGCCGTATCGCCGTACATCTCCAGCAGACTGTCCTCGTCGGTGAAGTCTGCCTCGATGCGGCATTGTGCCTTGATTTTTTCGAGAGTCAACCAATTCATGATTTTTTGCTTTTTGTCTACAAGTCTGGCAAAAAGCTGTTGTGGGTTTACCATGTGTGTTTTTCATGTTTGAAAAAAGAAAAAAAAGTTGCACCGCCGTGCAACTTAATTTAGAATCGAATCACCTCGCGGTGAAAATTCAAATTCAAACAACTACTAACTACTAATCTAAAATAATAATTCAAACAACAATAAATAACCGAAACATTTATGTCACAACATTTTATATTCTTCTTTTGCGTCGAATGACGGGCAGTCCTTTATCCATTCTTTTGGATCAACGATTCCGTTGCCGTTTATGTCTGGGCTGGTATCACGGTGCCCCAATATTTTTGCTTTCGGATAGATCATGCGCAGGGCTTCCAGCAGATTAAGCATGGCCGCCTTCTGCTTTAGCGTCCGCGTGTCTCTTGCCTTCAGTTTGTTATAAGCAACACCGGCCTTATTCTCCAAACCACCCACATAGGCGATGCCGATGCTGTGTGCATTATGGTTGGTACAGTGCGCACCTGCTGAGCTGATATTACGACCTTCATGGATGGTTCCATCGCGGTAGATGACGTAGTGATAGCCTATATCTGAAAAACCACGGGAAAGGTGATCTTTTCGTATATTCTCCACTGGATAGTCACGACCTTCAGGTGTAGCCGTGCAATGGATGATGATTTCGTTGATGATTCTTACAGAACGCTTCAAGGTCAGCTGACTGTGGTCAGTCTGCTCGATAGTGACGGACTGCATCACGCCGCTGCTGTTCACGCCCAGAGCCGCCCAGGTCTTAGGGCCGACAATACCATCTGGCACCAGCCCATTCTTCTTCTGATACTGAATTACTGCCTGCTCAGTGCGCTGTCCGAAGATGCCATCCACAGTTATATTGTTGGCGTAGGCTTGCATCCGCAGGATTTCCTGAAGCCTGCGCACATCGGGGCCTATATCTCCACGTCTGATTGTCTTCATATCGTTACATGTCTTTCATTTGCAGAGGGTCTATGTCCTTCGGTTCTTCATTATTATGGATAGTCCGCTCAAGAGCCTCGGCATCCAATGTGGTTACGCGCTGACGGTTTGGACACCTGAGATCGCCACACATAAAAGGGCGCATTGCCTCGATCTGACGGCCCTGGCGGGCTTGCGTCCGCTTCAACGTGTCTAAATCTTCCTCGCACTGCCTACGGAACTTGCGGAACTCTTCGTCACGCTGTGCCAGCATGTCACGATATTCATTACGCTCATTCTTGTAGTGGTCGCGCTCGGCCCGTAGTTCATCGTTCTGACGCTTGCGGTCTTCACGATCCTCGGCCAGGTCTTTCGCCAACTGCTGATAATAGTCCTGATCTTCTTTTTTAGCCTCAATCTTAGCTTTCTCTACCTCAGCCTCTTTCAGTTTGGCTTCAGCCTCGGCCAACTTCGCCTCGGCTTCTTCCTTCCGCTTGTGCTGCCGCCAAAAAAAGAATCCAGTCAGTCCAGTACCGCCAACAAGTAGCGTTACGATGCTGATGATTGCTTCAAGTGTTATCTCCATACTACCATGTCAATATTAACGCGATGACACACCCGAGTGTAGTACCCAGCAGGTCTGCAGCCCAATCGCTTTCATCGGCACCGCCATACTTTGCCTCGTCATAGATTTCCTTTCCAATTCCAGCGAAAAATCCGGCAAACCATCCTGCTGCCATAACCTCGAATTTTTCACATCCACACACCTTCGCCGCTACCGAAGCCCCCAATGCAACAAACAGGCATAGCGTGAAGTGTAACACTTTGTCATTTGGCCAGTGTGTAAGCCATTCAATTATTTTTTTCATTTTATCGAATCTTTTTCTATTATACACCAACAAAGACTGTTGGGGTTTACCACTTAACCAAACAATTTCTTTTTGACAAGCCAACCGCCAGCAACAATCAGAAGTACAAACAGCAATATGTTTGCAATATGAATCCTCGTTGCTTGCCACCATGTCAGATCGGCTGGCACCTCCTTTTCAACCTCTTTTGTCACAGGGTATGGAACACTGTCGGTTGTGCAGTTGTAGAGTGTATCGTGAATTTCTCGGTCACGGTATTTTGTATGCCATTTCTCAATTCTCACGGTGTCACCTTTTTCAGTGACACGTATGGAGTCATGAACATGTATGCTATCGTACTTCCACTTTGTAATAACGGTAGTGTCAGTATGATGTTCGACTATAGGCACATACTGCGTAGATGTGCAACCGTTAAATATCATGGCGATGACAAGGATGGCTGCCAGTAAGAGCATCAGCGCGAAGCTGTGCAGACAACCTTCAGCCAGTCTGTCCTCGTCATAGTCATCGTATGGCTGTCGTAGCCACGAATCGTTAGGGTTATTGTATTCCATAAATTTATAGTTTGTTGAAATAAAAACCGCCAGTTCCATACGGTTCCGTTGGCTTAACCCCGATTAGGCTTGACGGTTTTGACATCAAGAAAAGTTGCCGAAGGCAGGTGGTTTAATTTGTAGAATCTGTTGTTTCTTCATACTGATCTGGGGCTTCGCTGTCGCTTTCCCACTCGTTAGGTTCGAGTGTTTCCCGCTTGCAATACGGTACGATAGCCGTTAAGGGTTTACTTCAGTTTTTTGTTTTGCCATTTTTCCTGAAGTTTCGCAAGTCTCTTGTCGAGTTTGGCGATGTCCTGTTTTGGTATGGGCCATATCTTGAAGTGATACGCCACGCAACTCTCGATGTTGGCACCGCGCGACTCCTGCCATCCTGGTATTTTGTAGATCATGTCGCAGCGTGTCAGCAGCCAAAGGTCGTAAAGCAGCGTCAGGCGATAGCCGACGATGCGGTACAACCACGGCCAGCGGCACGCCCACACCCGAATGGGGTTCACGATGCGCTGGTAGCCTCGATCACGAAGCGACTGCTCTGCCCTTCGAAACATTTCCAAATACTGATCCCGTGGCACTCCGCTCATGGGTCCAGAGATATAAACCCGTTTGTCTTTGCTCATAGTTACTAATTATTGCTTTAATAGTTCACCATCTCTGCTTTTCGGCCAATGGATGATGCCGACAAAATGAAACGTCTTGAAATCGTTGGTGCATGTGGCGAACTCCTGAAACATCGGTTCGTCATGCTCGAAACACTTGTGAGGTCGGTCGGGGTGCTGCTTGAACATGTCTTGAAAGCATTCTTCGACCTCTTCGGGAGTGTTGAACGTGCATCCTGGATGATACCACCAAGATCCGTCCTTGTGTTGCTCTAATAGTGAAAACATATCTTTAACTTATTTGTTTTTAAGTTCGTTTTCCAAATCCGTCCTGCGTCGGTAGTCGGAGAG